ATTCTTGCAAGAAATCTCTTTTATCAGTTAAAGGTATGTCACGCCCATACTTTTCTGCACCTTTATCAAGGCGTTCTTGTATGAGCGTAGCAACCTCATTGTTTATACTATCACTCATGTCTACCTATAGCTACCCACATTGTTTCTGGGGTAAGCCTTTTTAGGTTTCCATTGTTACAGTTAACAGCCATTATTCTTACATAACGGTTTAGTTCATCTTCAACAACTTCTAAAGCACCAGCACCTAGCTGGACTTTGTAGTTCTTAAAGGTTTCTTTTATTTGCTTTTTGTTCATTGTTCCTCCTAGATTAACATTTGATATGATATTTCATCATCATCTAATAACAATACAGCTATTTCATTATCTGTTTTGTTATCTTTTAATACTACGTATGATTCATCATCTTCTAATTCTATACCCTCTGTGATATAACTATATAAATGATGAGTCATATTATGATTGTAATGCTCTCCTTGGCTTAAAGACCTAACTAATTTAGGTGTAATGCCTTTGATAGCTTTACTAAGTTCCCTATCCGTCATAATTTTCTCTTTTTTTTGGTGATGGTGGTATTGTAAGAAAGTCATTTTCTTTGCTGTAATCCTTATCTTTAAAATAAGTCCAAGGCATAAGTACCTTATTAAAGAATTTAGCAATTTTACTTCTACCTTCGTATGTTACATCATCCATACCTCTTGAATATCCATGACGATAACCTCTTCTGTACATTGTTTCCATATCATGTTGCCTAGTTAATTCCTTTGCGTTATACTTTTTAGTATTTAACTCTTCAGCTGATATTACTTTCATAATTACTCCTATTTTTTGTTATGTATTATTTTATCTAAATGTTCTTGAGCAATGCGTTTAAGTGTGCCGCTATCTGCGTTAGTTGTTAATATTTTATCGTATCCATCTATTGCTTTAGATAACATTTCTTTTAATGTTCGTTGTTCTTGGTCTGACATTTTGGACATATTTTCCTTTCCTTTCCATATGTGGGAAAGTTTTTATACCACATATATTTAGTTGAAGAGTTGTCAGGTCTAGCTTTTAGTTCCCAGCAATGGTTACATTCCTTGCAAAGCTTAATATTTGAATCAGCTTTTTTATCTAGTCCGCAACCTTTATGTCCTTTTGTTTTAGGTATTATTCTTTTCCTAGTAGTCCTTTCCAAGTAACTCTCTATTATATGAGTCATTTATATATTCCTTTACACGATTGTATTTTATTTTAAGTAGTGGAACTGCATCTTTAACGTGAGGACATGATGTAAAACTTTCCACATGGTTTAAGATACTAGTTATATCTTCTATTTCTGTTTGGATTAGTTTGTTCATTTTATTTCCTTTTGTTTTTGAGGTGGCATTAACGCCAATCAACACCACCTCGCATTCATAGTCAACCAATCATAGTAAAAAACAAACACATACAAATAGAATCCTTTCAAGTTTGTTTAAGATTAATTTGTATTTATGTTTAACTAATAATTAGTTATCTCTTCTACCCTGTTATTTTTTTTAACAGGAGTAAGAAGTCTTTGTAACGTATCGTTACTAATGGTTCTCCTCTATCTTCCTTTATGATTTGTCCGTAAACATCGTCACAAGGTTTATAAAGGTCACCAATTTTTTTACGAGCTTTAACTTGAAATTTATATGGTACAGAATCACCTTGTTTATCTATAGTCATATCTACTTCTTCGTGCCAACCAAGGGATCTTCCATCTGAACCCCACGCTCTGCGTGATTCAAAGCCAAAATCTTTAGCAAGATTAACACATTCTCGTTCTACTCGATTGCCTTTTTGTTTAGCTGCTCTACCTCCGCTCATTTGTATAATCCTCATGTTTTTTATATGGATTATTCTCATTTAATGCGTTTTTACATATATGTGCAATTATAATAGTCATTCTTGCAGATTTTTCTGAAGTATGTTCGTCTTGCTCACCTATGAAGAAACCTTTATAAGCGTTACTTACATATATTTCAGTACCAGCTTTTCGTCTGGTTACATTCCATTCGTATCTAGCCATTATTCTTCCTCCTCTGATTTTCTAATAACATCATCGTATTTAGGCATGCCTAGTAATTCAAATATAGCATCAAGTGCTTCTTGTCCATCGCTAGACATACGTTGTCTATCTGTATGTTCTAAATCACCTAATAATGCTATTAACTGCTGCATTTTAGTTGATTTTAAGTTAGGATATATTTTCATAATAACCACCTTTTTCTTATGCAGAAACTCCAAAGTAATTCAAACTTTGTAATTCCTATGTTGAAATGTATATGTTCACTTTCTTCTTGTGAGGCGTATCCTGCACCAAACAAGAACAAATTAAACAGTATTATTCTATTACTATGATAGGTATTGGTTCCGTCACTATCTACTCTTTTTGATATTTTAACTATCGGTACACCTAATATAGTGTAATGTATTGCATTTTTCATAGTACCCTTTTATTATATTATAAATAGGGAAAGCAGTTATACTTCCCCTATCTATTATTGTTTATGCATATTTTGAAAAACTAAAAGTTTTCCAGTCAAATGCTGTAACTATTTCAAAGTCTGACTCATCACGAGATGCAAGAGACTTAATTTTACGTTTCTTGCTTTGTTTATTACCTGTAAACGCTATGATTTTATCTGACTTTTGTGCTACATCGCTAGCACCTTTTGCACTATATACATCTAGCTCTTCACCTTCTTTATGTCTGTAACTTGCACTTTTTGATAAGTGATTTACTGCAAGTACAATAATGTCTTTTTCGACAGCAAGGTTTTTTAGAGCATTAATTATATATATTTGTTGTTGCAATGGTTCTTTCTTAGCAAACTTAGCTTGGACAACGTCTAGTGTATCTACAACAATAATCTTAACATCGTATTTATCTACCATGTCAGCATATTGACTTATGTCTGGTGCTGAACTAGCATCGATAATATCTAGATGTGCAAGTTTGTTTACACCTTCTTCTATTTTAGTATTGTCACCAGCAATGAACATATTTTCTATCTGTTCTTTACTTTGGCTTAATGCTATTTGATAGAAACGTCTAGCCATTAGTTTAGCTTGTACTTCTAAAGAAAAGAACAAGGTTGGTATATCAATGTTAGCAATAATATATTGCCAGAAAGCAGTCTTACCTAGTTTTGTGTCACCTGTTAGTACAACAAGCTCGCCACATTTAACTACATAGTCTTGTGTCATAAATGGAAATACATCCTTTATGTTAAAAGACCTATTAGTAAAGTCTTCTGTGTAAGACTCTAGTAATATTTGTGCCATCTGACTAGAATTAACTGCTGCTACATTATCATCCAAATCCTTGTATCTGTATAGAGTACATTTACTATCGCAATATCTTGAAAGCACTTCATCTCTACAACTATAATTGTATCCATCTTTAGTAGTAATACTTCTTAGTACAGTACTAACCTCTTCGTTAGGTAATGGTTGTGTTAATGAATTGTTCCATGTTCTAGCCATACTCATAACAGCTTCTTTAGGAAACCCAAACTTAGTTATCCATAAACTAGCAAGACGTAACAAATGCTTATGTCTATAGCCATGTACATATCCAGCATTATACATATGTTGTATACATGTAATGTGTTTTGTAGGCTTGTATTTTACATTAGTAAATATAGCTTTTGTTACTTTTTCGTTTTTCTCACTAGGTATATGAGGAACTAACTTAGGGTAAAGCTCACTTACCTCATCAGGCAACTTCTTATGGGCAAACATCTTTGAATTGGTCTTAGCAAAGTCCAATACATAAGAATATTCCCACAAATTAGTAGTTACAGCTGATAAAGGTAAGGGAACTTTATACCTGTTAGATTTTTTGTTAAGAGAATAACTAGCACGAATAAGTCTAGTATTGTCGTAGATGTTGTCTATGTATTTAGCAAAGTCACGTTGCATTGTGGCTTTAACTTGTGCAGCAATACTGCTGCTTTGTTTAAAACCATAAACATCTGGTAAATGTATGTGAAAACCTCTACCAGAAAACCATACGTTAATATGTTCATCTTTTATACCTAGTTTTCTCATGTCTTCAACAAGGTTACCAACTTTAGTTATGGTTACATCACCTTGTTTTTGACCTTCTAGGTCTACGTCAATATATAACTTATCTATTGCTTGCTTACCATTGTATCTTGCTACTGTGCCATGTTCAGCATGATGTTTTTTTATTTCATCAGGTTCATATAGAAACATACTACGATATATTTCTCTACCTTTATTTTTGTTTAAAACATCTTTGAAATCAGCAAGTGTGCAAAATTTGTTACGATTTGCAACTGTGTTGATTGCGTATTCTATTAGATAAGTGTTATTTCCCATGTGTGTTCTGCGCTCTTTGTTTTGACTCGTTTAATCTCTTTAATATCAAGACGTTGCATAAGCTCTGGAGTACGTTTAAATTCACGCCAATATCTTCCTGCAGTACCTGCATTGAACATTTTGTCATGATATATTAAACCATACTGAGTAAAGCTATTTTCAACCTCATGGCTGGCAACTCGAAAGTTACCAGCATCTATGCGAGATTTAAGCCAGTTTATCAATATTTGAATAACTGTTGGCTTACCCATTACAAATCCATATCATCACTTACGTCAGAACTATCAGCTGATGGTTCTTGAGTAGGTTCTTGAAAGATTTTAATCCAACCATCACGAACTTGCTTGTCAAATTCTGCTTTATGAGCATCTTGACCAGCCGCTGATGACATAACAATGTCAAAATCGTTCCAGAATGGTTTACCATTATCTCTAAGCCTATCACTAGGATATGTAATATAAGAGAACTCTTTACCTACTGCTTGGTCAAACCATGCATCAGGTATTACCATATCTCCATTGAGGTCTTTAGTATTTACACCAACAGCCTCGAAGAATTTGGCAACTTTAAATGCACTACCCCAAGGATTCTTAGGATTGTCTTTTTTAAAGTTACCAGAAATAGTAAATGTGTAGTCGTAAGACTCACCATCTTTACTTTGCTTCTCTATTACAACATCTAAACATACGTCATTGTTCCATGACATATATGATTTAGGTGGTTCGCTGTATCTTGCAGATACAGATTTAGCTTTAACAACTTGTCTATAACTTCCAGCCATTATTTACTCTCCTTTGTTTTTTTGATTGCATTTTGTAGTTTAACTATAGCTTTAGCGGCTCTTTCTTCAGTAGGGTTTTCGTCAATTAGTTTTCTAACCTTTCCTGATGTACCAGAACCTTTTAAAGCTGGATCTCGTGATAATCTATCTAACTTGATATTTTGCTCTACAGTTATGTGACCTTTTGTAGGTTCCTTACCATTAAGCAATGTTTGTTTACGATTATCCATGCTATCAGAATCTTCTGTATCATCGATAGCAAACAAACCATTACAAGCGTACTTACGAGCATACGTTGATGCTGTGCCAGTCATCTGTGGGTCATCCATACCTTTTTTACCAACTGATTCTCTAGCAAATGCATCTACAGATATTGCATCGCTTCCATCAGATAGTTCAACTGTTGCTTTAATGTAAGTACCATTATTTTTGTCTACTAGTTCATCTGAAATTGTAAGAATGCAGCTAGTTCTATCTAGCAGCGGCTTTACATTTTCAAATATGTCATCTAGTGTCCTGTAGTTGAATTTAGCAAAATTATTTACATTAGACTTTTTTACTTTCAGCTCATGCTGTATGTAATTTAGTTTTTCTGTAATAGTTGCTGTTTTAAAGTCACTCATTAATTACCTCCTAGTTTAAATTAATGTTTTGTTGTTTATTATACTTTACCCACTTTTGTGCTATTTTAAATGCTTTTACATTATAATCATAACCAGCACCAAACTGTGTAGTCTTTACCCAGTCTTTATATTGCTTGTCATGTGTATAATATTGTGTAATAGCATTGTATGCATCCCAAAGTGTTTCACCTTTATTACCTATACCATTGTAAAAGTTATCCTTTATCTTATTGTATACAGGTAACGCAGTATTGCGTACAAATATATCCATGTTTGGTTTGGATTCTTTGTGCCTATCCTTTAAGAATGGTATAACTGTTTCAAGATATAAATCTAATGAGTCTTCTTCTATTTCTATTTCACCAAAGTTATTCATGTCATCAATAGCAGCTTTAAAGTCTCCGTTAGACCTTGATATAATATTTGTAAGGTTCTTAACTCTGTCTTTTATGCTACTTGTATGTTTAAGTGAATAATTCCATTTAGATTCTCTTGATAATGCTAGTTCAATAGTATTGTAACATACTACACGAACACCTGTAGGTCTGAAAACACTACCAGCTGAACCATCGTGCGATGTGTATAATAATACATATTGTTCTATTATATCATCATTACCAACTGTGTATTTTTCTGGTGATTTAGCAAGTATCCATACTTTTCTACCATCTTGTACACTACCTGCTGTTTCTAGTTTGAAACCCATATCAAGTAATGGTTCAAATGGTGCAAACGCTTCACGATTTTGTAATACACCATATCTTTCAGATACACCTTTGCCTAATATTTGACCAGTATCTGCTCTGTATGTGCAATATCCTCCAGTAGGCATTGCAGAGGTGTGTATATTATTGTCAAAATAGTATGTTTTACGTTTGTTTACTTCCCAATTAAGCTTTGCATGAAGCAATGCTTCTTCTATTGTTGGAGCATCTTCTACTTTAGTTCCTTGTTCGTGCCAAGGCGTATCTCCAACGTACATCATGTTATCTATAAATGCTGGACTCATATGTCCTCCCTTTCTAGTGGTAAGTTATTGTAACAATCTAAACAAACTAAGTTTTCCTGTACATTATTTTCAAATTCTGCAGGAATATATACTTTGTTTATATGGTCACAGTTTTTTTGTTTCTCCATAGGTTTGTTTCCCTTTGATTTTAGCTTTTGCTTTTAAATGAAAAAGCTCTGTTTGTAGTTTGTCAGCATGTGATGATGTTAACTTTTCTAATCCAAGTATTAATGTATCTACTTCGTCTATTGTTAACAATATTCCAAACTGCAATCTACCTTTATCATTTAGTTTCAGATACATTGTCTAAAACTCCCATATGATAATCAATAGCTTTTGATAGCTCTTTAGCTTTAGTTATATACAATGGTTTAGCTGTACCAAGCTGGTCAAGAAACTCTTGTATGTCTTTTAGTAGTTCTTTAGTTGTCATTTTCTTTCTCCTTTTTTTGTTCTGTAATATGTTGTTTTATGATTACTTCTGTAACACCAAATCTATCCATACCTTCAAGACAATCTCTCAATTGTGTTTCAGTTTGGTTATTGTGTGTTATTGTTGTTGCACCATCTACAAGTATTTCAATGTTGTAACGCTGTTTGCTGCTTACTACATTTCCTACTCTACTTGTAGCTGTGCCAACAAATTTCAACATATTGTTAAGACCAAATGCAAGATAGCCTAACGTCTTGCTTAGTTGACCAATTAATGTCATTTTATTCATTTATGTTCTCCTCCCTCAAGCCATCTATCGATATGATTGTTCTCTAGATCCCTTAGTTTATTTTGTACGTTGATTGACCTGCATTCATCTACATTTAATTCGTAACGTATAGGAGCTGGCTGCATTTGCATCCTCATTGTCTTGCCTGTTTCGTATGCTTCTTCAAAGCATTGTGGGCAATAGACAACGTCATGTCCTTTAGTTTCGTATTCTTCAGTTTGTGAATTTAATTCAACGTATGTTGTTTCAACCATTTCTGGTTTAATATTTGGATGTATCATACATCTCATAATTACCTCCGTTTATTTATATATTAGAGATAGAAAAGACCGTTTATCACAGGAAGATAACATATCAAAGATTGGTCTCTTCTACCTCTATTAGAATTTAATTCATTTCTAAGAGAATTACTATTAGTTTTTCTCTTCTTGTTCCTCTATTATCCTGCCATCTTCAAACATCCAAACACCTAATTTTTGGAATCGTTCAAAGTCGTCAGGATTGCCTCCATGGCAAGCACACATTAGTGCAAAATCTGTTTCTGTTATTACCATTTTGTTCTCAAGTCCTTTCCTTTATATTTTTTAATTAGTTTTATTAGATTCTTTGGCTTTCTCCAAAGTACTCTTTCAGTAAGATGTGGACTACCATGTCTTACACCATATTGTTCTCCGTAGTATTTTTCTACTACATCAATAAGTTGTTCTGGGTAGTCTTTTGTTCTTGCATCATGTTTTTTTAAGAAACCTAAGTGCATTTCAACTAAAATTACGCCTTCGTCATTTCTGTGTCCACGACATACAACTCCTAAATCATTCCAATCATAAGCTGAACGTCTATAATCTGATTGGTCTAATTTCATAAGAGCTGATGTTCTTACTTGTTGTTTTACTACTAAGCGTTGCATTGTTACTCCTTGTTACTATTTGTTACTCTTTTATGTTGCTGCTAAACCCCAAAAGAAGAACGCTTTAATATTTCGCTTTCCTTTGTAACCTTCTTTTTCTTTTATCCGTTTTAATATAGCACCTGTTATTTCAATGCAATTCCATGCATTAAATTTTGTGCCATCCATTGTTTTATCTACAAATTTCCAGAATTTTTTAGTATTATATCTAGGGTGGTCTTTTCTTATAAAAAATCCACCTGATGTAGATATTGTACCATTGTATCCGTCATGTCCATATTCGTATTCTGCTTCTTCTACTAATTCATTATATGCTTCTTCTGCATTTTTGTATCTACCTATTGCATACTCTGTTTGTTCAAATGCTCCCATTATTATTCTCCTTGTTTTTGTTTGTTTAATTTTTAGAGGCTATACACAACCCTAATAAGCTTCCCCTACTGACACTTGTTGCAAACTCGTGGTAGGTTTATCGCTTACCTTGTACTCAACTATCATTTCATATATAGTCTATTCCAATGGTGGCTCATGTCATGACGTTAACGAATGTTAATGTGCATAACCTCTTATATTGTTGGTGTTAACATTAATGGACGTCTCTACTTACTATTAATTAAGCGGTCAACACCATATTTATGTGAGAGCTAGCCCCTAAGAGTGCTACACTCTTTAACCGAGTATGTTTATAGTCTGACATACCTATCGTCATAGGAAAGTTTACTGCCCAGCATTTTTACAGAGTTATGACAGTTAGATATAGTCAATTTTACCTTCTCTGTTCATCGGTGACTCTCACAATTTAAAGCCCTCCTACTTATCAACTTACCTGCGGAATGATAACCAATATGAAAGGAGCTATAGTAAGGATTTGTTTCAAAGGGCTTTTAATATTTTATGATGTGTGGTTTCTCGGTCTATTTTCACTCACATAGTTTTTTTATACTAGACTCATCATAGGTCGTTGAAAATAAAGGTCACTCCCATCGTATTAGTGACATCAGTTGCAACTTGGGAACTATATTTCAACGTAAATAAAATTTGCTCTGTTTGTTGCCAAGGTACAGAGCAAACCTTGTTTAATTAGACATTTAGTTCCTCTAATTATGGAACATCTACTCTGTCTGACTGATTAGTTAATTACGCTAATCCAAGATGATGAATAGGATGTCTATGACTCTGCTGTCTTATTTGCTTATACAGATTGTGATATCAAGACAGGCAATAACATCTACTATTCATGATTGCTTGCAACAGTTTGATATTGCTGGGATGAAGGATTCGCATAGTACTTTGCTACTACCTTGCAGAGCCAGAATATATCACATATAAAAAAGACAGTTAGATCCGTTTAATTCCGTAGCTTGTTCTTGAGACACCTCTGTTGTAGGTTATTGTGGCTGTGAGCTTTTTGGCGAACTATAATATTGAGCGAAGCACATCTTTTATAATAAATGTGGTGCCTTTTTACAGACACCACACTTACTATTTACACGATTGATTAGTCTTCAGTACCAACTACCATATAGCGTAACGTATTATTCTTACATTCTCTTTCAGTTTTCATATTTAACATGAACTTATCTTTGAGTAAGTCTCCAAGTGTAGTAGAAAGAACTTCATCCTTATCTTCTACATCTTTGATGAACATGTTAACTATGTATCCGTCATCTATCGAATCAGCTATTTCATTTCTATTGATTGGGTTATCAGTCCAAGTTCCGTCTACCTGTTTGCTACGATTAAACCATACAGGATTATTAGCTCGCTTTGAATCACGTGCCACTACTAAAGAGTCTATTTCTTTAGCATATTCTTTTAGTATTGTTGTAATTGACTTCATTATGTTATCTCCTAACTTTGTATTTAACTCATACATTGTGTATAAGCTATAAATAAAAAATACAGTATATGAGGATAATAGATAAGGATTGCGATTAGCAATACATTTTTAAAATAAGGGGTGCGTAAAGCACACATTATAATATAAAGATACTGAGTGAGGCTACTAGCATATTAGGGAGCTAGTAGACTCACACAAATAGAGGAGAGCGAAGCTCTCCGATATACTTAAGTTTCCCTAAATACATTCAAATCATGCAATGTATTCAAATCACGCATGACTGCTTTAAATGTTTCGTCATTGTTCAATGATTTGTGATTACGAGCTACAGATTCCAATCTGTTTACATACCATTTAAGGTTTATTTTTTGTTTCATTGTTACCTCCGTTGTTAATATAAAAAGTTTGCCTTGCAACCTAATTATAGGAAATTTTACGCAAGGACTTTTTGTGTTACTGAGTGAACTCTACAGATTGAATAGCACTATTCTGTGCAAATCTATGAGTTGCCTCATCACGAGCCAGTTCTTTAGTACAAAACTGGTTTCTATTCACTAACTCAACGGAGCCTGAGTCCAAATCTTGAAATTTGTAATATAAGCTCCGTTCACTTATGCATACTACCATGATTACCTCCATGTTTATTCAAAGATAAAAAAGATTATAGAATATTGAGGGGCATTTAACAACACCCCTCTAATATTACTTAGCAAAGTACTTGAATGGGAACGATTGAAAAAATTCATCGAACTCTTCACAGTCTAACTTTGCTTGTGCTAGCATATAAGGATACACATGCCTTTCATATTGGTCATACCATGTACCTGTAACAGGGTCATGTTCACCATGAGGATGTGTTTTCATACGCTTTACATCAAACTCAAGAGACTCTTTCATTTGATATACTGCTTTGATTTTATCTACAAGTATATACAACATATACAATAGATTGAGACTTACAAAGCCTAAAAATACTATGACAATTAACTCTAACATTGATTGTTCCTCCGTTGTTCTAGATTATCAAAGATAAAAAAGGGAGATGTACAAGACACCTCCCAATTTCACTACGTGTTACGAATCACAAGATGGGCAACCATCATGATGACCATGCAACTCCTCGGAACACATTTCACGCTTACCAATTTTGATTGCTGTCAAAACGCCAGCAGATGCATAAGTGTAAGCTACCCTTGCACCAGCACCAGCAAGAACTGATGTGCCTACAAGGAAATACCCAGTATTTTGTAGTAATTTATTCATTTGATTAATCTCCTTAGTTATGTGAATACCATAAATAAAAAAGAGCCAAGCAAACGCCTGACTCTTTAACTTTATTTCTTGATTACACCTTTAACTTGATTATATGTATCTTTGATAAACTTCTTATCTTCTGGCAAAGTATCTACAACATACTTACCAGCTTTATACGAAACATACCCTACTGTTGCTACTGCTCCAAGAGCAATATACAGCGTGTCTTTTACTAAAGTTTTAAACATAAGAACTCCTATTTTAGTGAACTAATTCAAAGATAAAGAACTTTTGAAACATATGAGGAAGTTTTCAACTGAAGTCTAACGACCTCACAAATGAGTACAAGTACTCTCTCTATGTGTAAGGATTATATATACATAGCTGGGGGCATGTACATATACAGGGTAGGTACAAGTACCTCTACGACTGCGGCATTGCTGAAGGCAATGGGGGTCGTGAGCTGTACGTTGGGTGGGTATGATAACGAGTTGATAAAGAACGAGTTGCGGCAGCAACACCTTAACTCAATCTTTGAACTCAACCAAATCAACCCCCTGCACCCCAACTAACGTGGGGGTAGGTAACGTAATACACCTCCCACTCCCAGTCTTGTTCTTACTGCATAAGAGTATTGGAACAATATACTTAAATTGAATGTTGAAATAAGATAAAGTTTTACTTTAAATTAAAAAGACATGACTAGTAAAAAGAGAGATTACGAAGTATTTAACATGATTACAGGTAAATGGGAGAAATCTAGTATGAGTGAGTTAGATTATCAGAAGCTTATGGATAGGATGGACACCGATGCAGAAGAGCTAGAAGCTGAATTTAAGATAATATCCAAGATTATAGAACAGAATCAAGGATATGCGCCTGATGAGAGTATGGATTAAAGTATATAATATATTATATAAGTAACTTATATAGTAACAGTTACTAATTAGTAACAGTTACTAGTTAAACATGATAAAAATAAAACGAAGAATTAATAGAAAAACATCAGAATACTCTATATATACGAAACAAGAGGCTGATAATAAAAATATTAAATATCTATACTGGAAAGAGTGCGATACTGGAGATTGGGGCTTAACAGACGATGATTATGTTAGTGAATGTGTGTCTAAAAAGAATTACACAGACAAAAATGGTAATACAAAGACATTTATTAAGCTAACATGTGGAGTAGGATGGGGCAGTTCGTTTTCTACAATAAAATTTGAATTAAATCACTCATATGAGTGTTACTCTAAAACTAATCCTGCAAAGGATTGGAAAGAACAAGAGATAAACACTACAAGAGCTAAGAATACAATAAGTACTTATGCTAATATGCTATTATCTGGAGATAAGGTAGATTTTGACAAACTAGGACAGGTATATAGACCTGACCAGAAGATTCCTGCGGCAACAGTAAGAAGATTTTTAAAACAAAAGGTATCTAAAGACATGGTAGAACAAAAATTAAAAGAATTACTCTCTGAAAAGAGTATTAACAAAGAATTTGCATTAGATAATCTGCTTAGAGCATTGCATATGGCAGAAGGTAAGGGTGATGTAAACAATTTTCTAAAAGCAAACGATGCAATAATGGATTTACTAGAAATGAAACCTAGTAAGAAAGTATTAACAGATACAGTTCAGATAGATGTTACTAAACAGATAGCTGATACTATAGCAACGGAGGAGAATAAACTAACATTACAAAGAAAAGAGGAAACAAATGAGCAACCTGACTCCTGATGAAGATTATGAGCATGTTAATGCTAATATCATGGAAGACCAGCTAGAAGTAGCTATTAGAGCTTTACATGTTATTGCGGCTATGCCTTCATCTGACCCTGAGTTTCTTTCTTCCGTAGCAATTGATGCTTTGAGAGAAATGGAAACATATGGAATGATGTGGCATGATGATATGTATTAATGTTTGCATACTGTCCTATTATAGATAGAACTTGTGCATTTGCTACAGATTGTAATGACCATAAGCATTGTGGTGTAAAAACAGGTAGCTATGAAGAAACTAAGATACATAACATAACTAAATGCCCTAAACCAAAGAAAAAGAAACGTGGCAGAAGATAAAAAATTAGTTTTTAATAAATTAAAAAAGAATATGATAATGTTTGGTAAGATTATAATGCCAAATATGTTTACAGTTCCTTCACCAGATTTCCATTATAAGATTGCTGATGCTTTACTTGATAATGCCTCCAAGCAAGTAAACATCATTGCCCCTCGTGGTCATGCTAAATCCTCCATTGTGGGTGGTGTCTACCCTTTATACCACCTTATGCATCACGAGGGGAGTAAATTAATAGTCTTAGTATCCAGAACTCAAGACCATGCTATAAAATTATTAGGAACAATAAAAGATGTTCTTGAATATAGCGAAACATTTAGAGCTATATATGGATACTGGGGTCAACACAACGCTAAACAATGGGCGAAGTCTGAGATAGAGTTAAAAGATGGCTCTATGATAATATGCAAAGGCACAGGTCAACAGCTTAGAGGTATTAAAGTAGGAAGTCAAAGACCTACATTAATTATTGTAGATGACCCAGAAGATGAGAATAATACTAAAACTGCTGAAGCTATGGAGCAAAACCTTAGATGGTTATTGCAATCAGCAGTTCCTTCATTAGACCCTATCAAAGGTAGAATAATAGTTATTGGTACACCGCAGCATCAACGCTGCTTAGTAGAAATATTAAAACAAATGAAAGGCTGGGTAAATATGCATTTTAGCCCAGACATGGACAATGAAGTAGCTTTGTGGGAAGAATGGCAACCTATAAAAAAATTAAAACAAAAAAAGGAAGAGTTAGAGTCTATAGCAAGAGTAAGTGTATTTTACAGAGAATACTTATGTCAAATAGTTGGAGATGAAGACCAGTTATTTAAAGAAGCCTATATACAATATCATAATTATAAATTAGAAATAGATAGTGATAATCAACATTATTTAAAATCTAAAACTGAGAAAATACCAGTAAACGTCTTTATGGGGGTTGACCCTGCATCCTCAATACGCAAGACAGCTGACTATAGTGTAATTATGCCTATAGCAGTTGATAACAAAAACAACAGGTATGTTCTAGAATACTACCGCAAAAGAGCAACCCCTATGAATTTAGCAGAAAGCATCATAGAGTATTTTAAACTATACAAACCTGTAAAAGTACGTATTGAGTCTGTAGGCTATCAAGAAATGTTAAGAGAATATCTAAAACAAAGAACAGAAGAAGAAAATCTATTTATTAGTGGATTAGAAATAAAAGAAGCTCCAAGAACTAGTAAATCATCTAGACTTGAAACAATGGAGCCTTATTTTGCACAAAAGAAAGTATATATTAAAAAAGAACAATTATCTTTAAAGGATGAGTTATTATTATACCCCAGAGGTAAACATGATGACTTGTTAGATGGATTATATTATGCTATGAAGAAATGCTATATGCCAAATCATGTAGTGGAAAGTAAAGAAAAACAATCCAACAGCAAGTCTACTGCAAACAGTTATGATTGGAAAACATCTTAATTTGGAACTTTTTATAAAGAAATGTAGTTTAACTAACTAAAACCTAACTCTATGCACAACAACAACTCTAGTAAAGACCCAGAAGTACAATTTACCCACGACCTATTAAAAGAATACAGCTCCTCCAGAGAAAACTGGGCAAAGCAAGCTGTAGAGGATAATGAGTTTCGTAATGGTAAGCAATGGACAAAAGAGCAAGCTGATACACTACGAAATAAAGCTCAAGAACCAATTGTAGTAAATGTAATATTTTCTGCAGTAGAGCAAGCGAAAGCTATGCTCGCTGCTAATAAGCCACGATTTCAGTCAACTGCCAGAGAAACCAGCGATACAGAAGTTGGTCGTTTATTTTCTGACTTGATGTCCTACGTCTGGGATAATTCCAATGGCAACGTAGAACTCAAGCAAGCTATTGATGACTACTATGTTAAAGGCATGGGAGTTATGATGGCATATACAGACCCAGATAAAGACTTTGGTCGTGGTGAAGTTTGTCTAAAGTCAATAGACCCTCTTGAAGTATATTTTGACCCAAGCAGTAAAGATCCATTTGCTAGAGACTGTGGTCATATTATTGTAGCAAAATTGATGAGCCAAAATCAATTGATACAAAATTTTCCAGAGTTTGAACAAGAAATATTAAATGTTCAAGAAACAAATTATATAAACATGGCTTCTGAAAGTAGGCACTCTCTACTATCTGAAGACGTTACGCTTAAAAGCAGAATAGCAGGAGAAGAGCTATCTGGAGATAGAGAACTAGAAATGTTTACAAGGTATACAAAGATACGTATGCCCTATTATAAGATTTATGACCCTTACTCTAATTCTGAGAAAGTATTTAATATCGACCAATTTGAAGAGTATAAAAAAGAAGAAGTAGTAATATTGACAGATAATAATGGTGATACTCAAATATTTACTGACGAAAAGCAAGTAAGAGGTTATGTTCAATTGCATGAACAGATGGGTGATACATTTCATATGATGCAAGACCCACAAACAGGGCAACCAATGCCTATGGCAGGGAAAGAGCATGAAGGTTCTATACCTAACTCAACTAGTTATATAGATTTAGCTGTTAAAGAACACTTAATAGAAGACAAAAGAATTTTAGTAAACGAAATAGATGTTACAAATATAGAGCAATGTGTTTCTGTAGGTGACCACATGTTGTATAAATCAATTTTACCTATAGAAGAATATCCAATTGTACCATTTATGAATGGTTTTAATCGTAATCCTTATCCTATGTCTGATGTAAGACTTGTAAAAGGATTGCAAGAGTATATAAATAAAATACGTTCATTAATCATTGCACATGCATCTAGTAGTACAAATGTAAAATTATTAATCCCTCGTGGTGCAGTAAACAAACAACAGGTAGAACAAGATTGGGGTAGAGCAGGAACAGCGGTCATAGAGTTTGACCCAGAGTTAGGTAGTCCTATAGTAGCATCCCCTATACCTTTACCTAATGAGTTATATAAAAATGAAGCAGATGCAAAAGCTGATATTGAAAGAATACTTGGTATATACGCTTTAATGCAGGGCGACATGGGTGCTGCACCACAAACTTTTAAAGGAACAGTTGCTTTAGATGAATATGGTCAAAGACGTATTAAATCTAAAAGAGATGATATAGAAGAAGGATTAAATCAATTAGCTAGAATAGTTATAGGCTTAATACAGCAAGTATATACAGATGAAAAAGTTATTAGAATAATGCAACCTAACAATAAACCTAATGAGGTTGTAGTTAACAGCCCTCTTTATGATGATATAGGAAATGTTGTAGGTAAACAAAATGATATTACAGTTGGTAAGTATGATGTAATAGTACTGTCTGGTTCTACTCTCCCAAGTAATCGTTGGGGAAGATTTGAGTACTACATGCAGTTGTATCAAGCTGGTTTAATTGACCAAATAGAGTTATTAAAACAAACTGATGTTGCAGATATGGAAGGTGTTCTTGAAAGAAATGGACAGATGAAACAATTGCAAGGTCAATTGCAAATGCAAAATGAAGAGATTAAAAAGCTTAAAGGTGACTTACAGACTGCACAAAGAGAATCACTACATGATAGAAAACGTGTAGAGGTAAAAGAATTTGAAAAGAAACTTGCTAAAGCAGAAGCAAAGGTTGAGATGGCACAGAAACTATATCAATCTAGGCTTTCTGATGAGTTAAAGAATGCAAGAAATGATTTATCTAACGCTGCTGAAGATAATCCACAGCGTGAGATGAACGAGAGTATACTAAGTATAAATGAGGAAGGCTAATGGCTATTTGGCGTGGAGAAGATAAAGAGTTTAGAAGTAGACCTCCTAGTAAAAAAGAAAAAGGTTGGATGAGACCAGTAGAAAATGAAGACTATTGGTTTAGGTATACAAACATAGACCCTAAAATAGTACAAGACCATGTAAAATTGTGGACAACCTTTACAGATAAAGGCTATGAAACTGATGACTTTGAAAAGTTTTTATATTCTAAACCTAAAGAAAAAGAAAAACTTTTATTGCAATCTGCATTTAGAAGTCAAAATGCTATGCAAGATACAGATGATGCATTATATAGAAGTCCAGAGTTTATGAGACTAACTCAAACAGATTTAAATGTTGAAGATTTTAATTAAAAAATTGAGGAAGCGGTTGCTGGAATTAACCAAATCGCAAAATAAGGAAAAAGAAAATGGATAATTTGGAAGTAGTTGATGCTGGTTCTGCACCGAGACAGGATGTGGAAATGTTTGAAGGAGAGTTTGCTGCTGAAGCACCTCAAGTTGAAACAATTCCTAATGCTGACTTAGACCCTACAACAGGGCAAGAGGTTGCAGCTCCAATTAGTGAACCCACAGAAAACGGTGTTGACCAAAAGGAAGACACTAATAGGTATGAGTACTGGCAGTCACAGGCTGATAAAGCCAAGAGTGAGCTGTCTAACTTGAGAGGAGAACTAGATTATTACAAAAATAGTATGGCTCCAGTTGAGCAAATTATTAGAAATAATCCAGAGGTTCTTGATAGTTTAGAAGCCAAGCTCTCCAATGGACAACCTGCAGGACAAACCCAAATGGGAGTTCAGCAGTCTTCATTGAAGGAGCCTACGGAACCTGAGAAACCAGTTAATTACAATGAAGTCGATGCATATAACGACCCAGAATCAAAATCGTTTGCGTATCGAATGGCTAAAGAAAACTATAGAGATGAATATCTTGGTTATCTTAAAGGAGTTGATGCACAAAGGCAAGCTGAATTGCAAGCTCAGTATCAACACCAAGTAGCTGAACAACAGCAACAAGCTATAACTAATCAAGCTTATAGTCATGCTGTTAACAACTATGGATGGGATAATGCAAAAGCCAATGATTTTATCAAATGGGCATCTGCACCTGATAATCTTTCTATGGATAATTTAGCTAAGTTATTTGAATTAAGAACAAATGCGAACCCAGTAGTGCAACAAAAAACACAAGAAATGCAAAATCAAGCTCAAAGGTTATCGGTACCAAGAGATCCATCTGTAATTACAGGGAAATCTGAACAACCAAGAACTGAAGAGCAAGCATTTAGTGATGCATTACTAGGTCGTTAATAAAGGAGTCATAAAATGGCGACAGCAAAAAACATGAGTGCTGGTGGTGCTACTGGAATCCTCTTTACTGAAAGACGAGATTTCCATGTAGACCCACAAGTCACTAAGGAACTATGGACTGATGTTGCTCCCTTTACTACAATGGTTAGTAATCAGGAACTACGTTCAGTACCAGACCCTGTTTTCAAAATGTTTGAACACAGAAACCCATGGGTTAAGCAGAATCTTGTACTAGGTACATGTGCTGCTGGAAGTGGAAGTTTAACAGTACCAGCAAGTGATGCTGGTATTTCACTAGAAGCTGCGGCTAACCCTGCAGTTCCAATTGCATCTACTAATGGTTTTGGTGGAGCAACAGAGTTATCTGATGCTTTTCTAGGATTAATTGTAGAAGTAAGAGCATCTGGTGGAACTAATAAAGGTTCTGCAGTAATCTCTAAATTGGGTTCAGTTTACAAGTTAAAAAACTTGGGAGCCTCTTTTGCAGTAGCAACAGGCGATATTCTACAAGTAGTTGGTAATGCTCATGGTGAAGGTAGTTCTGCACCAAGTAGTTGGTCTGACGAATTAGATATGGTTTGGAATAGTACACAGATTTTCAAGACATCCTTGCAAGTCTCTGGTACTTTACAAGCTGCTGTTTTGAAAGGTGAATCTTCAGAACTAGCTAGACTAAGAAGACTAAAAGCTCAAGAGCATAAGATGCAAAAAGAAAAAGCTTTCTTATTTGGTAAGAGAGTAGGTGGAACAGGTCTTGATTTACAAGATGGTTCTTCAAGTGATTCTTTTGCAGATGGTGGAAGAACTGATGCTGATGGTAATCTAATTAGAAGTACTTATGGTATTGTAAGTGCTATTGAGAACTATGGTAGTTCTACTACTACTGATGATTATCAAAACATCTTTTCAATAGCTGAATCTTCTTACAAGTATGCTAACTTTGTAGATGATATGGAAAAAGTATTCCAGTATGTACCAGAAGCAGGCGTTAAGCGTGCTTTCGTAGGTGCTGGTGCTTTAGGATATTGGTCAAAGATGGATGGCACTTCTTTTAACGCTGGTAAATCTGGATGGACTGTAAATCTTAGTGACATGAAGAGAGATTCCTATGGTTTTAACTATAGAACACTAGAAACTCCTCATGGAATTATTCAGTTAATCCCAACACCAGCATTACGTGGTGACTATAACAAATACATGGTTGTAGTATCTGACGAGAATTTATTTCACGCTCAGTACAGACCAGCTATGTATCAAGCTAACATTAAGAGCGATAATGCTTTTGATGGTGTTAAAGACCAGTACATGTCTGATGAAGGACTAGGTATCCAGTTAATTGAGAGTCATTCTTTATTTAAGATATCTTAATAACTAACAATGAGTATGGGGAGCTTTTGCTCCCCTGCTCTAATTAAAGGAGTAGCGTATGCCAATGGGCAAAGGAACTTATGGTTCTAAACAAGGAAGACCTCCAAAAAAGAAAAAAGGCAAATCCATGCCTAAGAAAATGGGTAAAAAGAAATATAAAAAATAAACTATATAACTATGAGAGTTGCCAAGCTCGGTAAGTTATAAGGAGAACAAGATGGCAAATATAAATGAATACACAGTAAAAGAAGCACAAAACATCCAGCTAGGTCAAGCTGGAGCTAAATATATTAACAATGGTGCAGAGCATGCAGGAACATTTGTAGCAATACATTGTTTAACTGCATGTACATTTTCAAAAATGACTCCAGCAGATTCTACAAATGGAATGGGTGTGAATGGTAATGGAAACTCTATGACTGATTCAATTCCTGCAGGTACAATATTTTATGGTAAATGGAGTGCATTGCAAGCAAGTAATGGACATAAATACATAGCTTATTTAGGTTAATAATGACTTTCATAGAACAAGTAGAAGATTTAATTGGTGACCAAGCTTCTGGATTAGATACTGCTATTCTACAATACTTAACAGCATCTGCTAGAGAAGTTCAGTCTGTCTTACCTCCTAGATTAAAAATGAGGTATGGTTCAGAAACTGCAATAAATAATGGGAATGGTTTAGACATTGCAGATAAGGAAGCTGTAAACATAGAGCGTGATGGTCGTGGTGTCTCTGAAATAGCATTAGGTAATAAAGCAGATGCAGTAGATAGTAATAGTTTGCATTTTGCTACTGCCAGAACACCTATATATTATATGCAAGGAACAACATTAATTATTAAGCCAGATCCCTCTGGAACAGAGGTTGCTAGATTGTATACTTTATCTTATCCAACAGTTGGAAGTACTGATACTACAATAAATAATATGCCAAGTACAGCTTATTATGCTGTTGTATTAGGTGCTGCTGTTAAATTCTTACAGAATGTATTAAATACACAAGTACAAACAGATGAAGATGTAGAATTAGCACAGGGTACTACATTACAAATTCAATCATTAACTCCTTTGTATACTCAAGAATTGCAGAGATTAGGAGCGTTAGTATGACACAACAACAATTACATGAGTTAATTCGTGAACATCATCCAGATATGTCTGAAACAGAAATACGCACAAGATTAAACAATGCGTCAAAAGAGTTTGCTAGAAAAAGTAGAGCTATTACATCAGCATTTAATTTTAATACTGCTGTGGGTCAAAGATATTACGGATTAGATAAAAAAATTATAGAAGTAAAGCATGTTGATTATGATGGTAAAACAATTAAAAGAAGTTTAGTTAGACCAGAAAAGAGAGATTTAACATAATGGAACATTTATATTTTATAGAAAGAGGTGCTATAGCAATTGTAAAGCACAATGGCTTTGGTGAGTTTCAAAGTCCAACTGAAGTAAAACAAGTAACAATGTTTGTAATTAAAGAAGATGATGAATTTACATCAGGTACAAGTACTGTAGCTGATAAACTACATATGCATGAGTCTCCTACATTTGAACCAGAGTTTCATGAGGCTTTAGCTTATAAAGTGATATCTCAAGGCTATGAGAAAAAACCAGAAACATTAGAATTAGCACAATATTTTAGAATGGCTTTTGAAGAAAAAGCTAAAGATGCTTTAGAAACTGCTAATAAAGGTTTAGATGGTTCTGGATATACTATAGCAGGGTATGATTTATAATGGGTTTTACTCCTACATATAGTCAAGAATCAGTAATAAGTGCTACTTGGAATTTAGCAGATGTTACATTTAGTACTGCTTCATTTGATTTTAATTCATTAACTGCAACAGTTATAATAGATAATACAACAACATTATCTGAAATAAATATTGCAACTCCTGTTTACACAATTGTACCAGAAGTTGTTATTCCAACATATTCAGAGGTTCAATATGGCTAGTTTACAAGATAGAGCGATAAAAGATTCGTTTAAAGATTTATTAACAGTAGCTGGTGTTACTCAAAATGAAGGATTAGAAACTGGTGCTAAAAGAGTTTTTGATGGTGAAGGCATAGGTAGTCCTTTATATTTAGGTACTAATACATTAGATATTGTAGGTACTACAACTATAACTGGTAATACTACAATGACTGGTAATTTAACAGTTACTGGTGATTTAACAGTAGATGATATAACAGCAGATGATATTAAAGGTGATGTGCTATCATTACGTGACCAAACCAATGATGCACAAATAGCAGTAGCAAGAATTAATTATGATGGGGTTGAAGGTGCTAGGTTAAATATATTAACAAAAGTTATAATGAAAGAAAAAATTGAAATTAATGGTTCAAGTGGAACCTTAATATTAGAAGCCAATAATGGCTTAGAAGCAAAAACAAATGGTACATTAAAATTGAAAACAACAACTTCAACTTTACCTACCAGCCCTAGTAATGGGGATTTAATCAATAAAGATGGCGTAGTGTACATTGCTGTACAGTAAGTCAATAATAGGAGAATAAAACAATGGCAAGTTGGAAACGAGTAATTACTACAGATGATGATAGTAGTTATAAAAATAGTAACCTTACTGCAAGTAATATACCTGCTGACTCCATTACAGGGGCAAAAATAGCTGATGACTCAATAGGTTCAGAACATTATGTTGCTGGGAGTGTAGATAGGTTTGCAATAGGTACAGCGCAAGTAAGAGAAGATCAGCTTTCAACTGATGCAGTAGCAACAGCAAAGATTGCTGATAGTGCAGTTACTGCTGCAAAAATTGCAGCAGATGCAATAAGTGGTGCTAAAATAGCAAATGATTCAATAGACTCAGAGCATTATGTTGATGGTAGTATTGATACTGCACATATAGCAAATGATGCAGTTACTTTTGCAAAGATGCAACACACTACAAGTAATAACAGAGTATTAGGTGCATCAACTGCAGGAGCAATTAGTCAAGTACAAGTAAACGGAAGCATGATTGCTTCTGATGCAATATCTCATGGCAACATAGCTGATGGTGCAATAAGACCGCCAGCCCTTGGTGCAGACGTAATTAATGGTAATACTGCAGAAACAAGTATTGCAGATGCTGATGAAATATTAATATATGATGTAAGTGCTAGTGCTAATAGAAAGATGACTAAAGCAAACTTTGTAGCTGGATTAGGTACAGATACAAACTTAACACAAGAAGAAGTAGAAGATTTTGCTGGAGCGCTTGTAGCTACAGGTGGTACTAAAACTGGTATTGCAGTTACGTATGATGATGCTAACGGAAATATGGATTTTGTCGTATCATCACAAACTGACAATAACTTTACTACTGCTTTAAAAAATAAGTTAGATGCTGTTGAAGCTTCTGCTGATGTTACTGATGCAACAAATGTAACAGCTGCTGGTGCTTTAATGGATTCTGAAATTTCATCTCTTGCAAGTGTTAAAGCAATAAATCAATCTTTAATAAGTGGAGCATCGCCAACATTTAGTACAACTAATATGACAGATGCTACTGATAAAAGGTTTATGTCTAATGCTCAAGAATCTAAACTAGATGGAATAGAAGCTAGTGCAGATGTAACAGATAAGATTAATGTAACAGCTGCTCTTAACTCTAACTTAGGTAATGTAACTATTGGTGATTCAAATGATACTATCACAATTGCTGGTAACTTAACAGTAAGTGGTACTACTACAACAATCAATACTGAAACAGTAAATATACAAGATAATATTATTGTCTTAAATTCAAATTCTGCAAGTACACCTGTAGAAGATGCTGGTATAGCAGTAGAGCGTGGTAGCAGAACTAACGTATTTATTAACTGGGATGAAAGTGCTGCAGAGTGGACAAGTAGAATACAAGCAAGTTCAGCTAACGATACTACAGGTTACACAGGAAGAGTTGCTGTTATTGAAAGAGCTGCTTCTGGTACTAGTGGTTCAGTAAATACTGTTGGAGGAATGTTTATTAATAGTGGCACTGGTGCTGTCTACATATATAGTTAATGTCTAACTTAGTGAACAATAATCAAGTTGAAAAGCCTGTTGTAAAACAGTCAGATTCTGAATTATCTTTAAATATAAAAGATACAGACTTTCTACTACGCTTAATTAAAAGAAGTTCTTTTAGTGGTGAAGAAATAGAAGTTGGGTATAGAGTAATTCAGAAACTAGGAATAATACATAGGAGTTATCTTGAAGATTGATTTAGATATAACAGCTTTAAATGTTATCAGCTCTTCTTTAAAAAATGTTACCTTAAAGGGTGAAGATGCTGTAGCGTTTGCTAAAGTAATAACTAAAATAGATAGTGCATTTGAGAAGGAATTAGGAAAACAGAAGAATGGCTAGTTGGAAGAAAATAATCTTAAATGAAAGTAACAGCGTTGTAGCTAGTAATATTAGTTCCAGCGCTGTTACTACAGCTAAGATAGCAAATGATGCAGTAACTAGTGCTAAGATTGCTGATGATGCAGTTACTACTAATAAAATTACAGACTTAAATGTAACAGGAGATAAGTTAGCAGCAGGTGCAATAAACCACCCATCTAAATTTGTTAATAGGGTAGTACAAACAGACAACCTAGAACACGACTCAGTTACCGCAGTTAAATTAGCAGTTAATGGCAATGGTACTACATCCCAATTTTTAAGGTCAGACGGAGATGGAACATTTACTTGGGCTACTCCTACTTCTGGTTTAACCTCTGTAAATAATAGCAATTGGAGTGGTACAGACTTATCAGTTGCTAATGGAGGAACAGGTGCATCAAGTGCTAGTTCTGCTAGAACTAATTTAGGACTAGGAGTTAATAATGATGCAGAATTTAATAATCTCGAAATTGGTAGTGATTTAATTGTAAATGGAGAAACTACCTTTTATGACAATGTTAGTTTTGCTGATACTCCAGCAGTTAGAAGTTCACTAGGATTAAGCTCAACAAAAGTTTATTGGAATTGGAATTGTAGATGGTATACAAGATATGGTTATTACTACTACCCTAATAGTACTTATGGAAATAATGGTAACAATTGGTCAACAGGACAAAGCGCACAAAAAACTACTTGGTTAGCTTATCATAATCCTCCTTTTGTTGCTCCATTTAATTTTACTCTTAAAGAATGTTTTCTTCGTGGTTCAACAAATTGGGGAAATACTTTTGAGTTAGTATTAAAAAAAGGTACACCAAACTGGGCTAATAGTACATCAGACATTAGTATATCAAGTGTTAATGGTGGTGTTTTAGAAACATTAGCTTGTACTACTAGCGCTTTAAATGAATTAGGAACTAGTTCTTTAAGTGTGTCAATATCTAAAGGTGATATACTTGTGCCTCAAATGAGAAGAACAACAAATACTGGTTCATCTACTTATGCTTTTTTTGTAGGTGAGTTTCAACTAGTTGGCGATAGGAGTTTTTAATAATGGCTAGACCAAAGAAGTTTTCAGTACATAGAGGTAAAAGTTTAGAAACTAGAACTGATACTCAATTTAAAAATAAGATAGATGAGTTTGACGCTATCTATAAAAACTCTACAGATGGTACAGGTGCAGATGATTCACCAGAAGCAGCTATGATAAAACAATTATTTGTTAAATGTGATGCAATAATTGATGATGTAGATACAATATCTTTAACACCTGGGGCAAAGGGTGATAAGGGTGATAAAGGTGATACAGGAGCTGCTGGAAGCAATGGTTCAGCTGGATCTAAAGGTGATACAGGCTCAACAGGAGCAAAGGGGGATAAAGGAGATACAGGGGCAACAGGAGCTACTGGTGCAACAGGAGCTGCTGGTTCAAATGCTAGTGTATCAGGATATGATGGAACAGTAACTGTTGTTGTTAATTCTAAAGGTCAAACACAACAATTAACATTTAAAGCTGGTTTATTAAAAAGTGTTAAATAATAAAGGAAATAGTCTTGCTGAGTTTGCAGTTACCATGGCTATCATGGCTACTTTGGCTACTACTGCCGCTCCTGCTTATAGTCGTATCGGTGAGGGAGCTAAAGCGAAACAAACAAAAGCAAATTTAGAAAAAATTACTAAAGCATCTACAATGTGGTACAATCAACAAATTGAAGAATATGGTATGGGTAAGTTTCCATCACAACCACATCGCACAGTTAGTATAGGTGAAGTTATTGATAATAACAACAATCGTAGAATAGAACCAGAAGAAATTCTTAATGGTGTTTATGTTCCTGTTTTTACTGATACTAGTTTTTTACATCTTTTTGATAATGATACAATTAAGTCACCTTATCAAGAAGGTAGATATTTATATGCAATTATTGGTGGGTCTGGAACAGGAAATACTATTGTGTCTCCTATTTTTGTTGTTATTGATGCAGAGAATCCAGAAGACTTTCATAAATACTACAAACCATGAGTGATGAAAAGACGTACAGAAGTTATGGGGTTACAAAACTTGACGACAATATGCGTATTAGTCTTAACCTTAAGTGGCTTGGGCAAATTGTCGTGGGAGTTGGCATCGTTGTTATGGGCTACTTGCGTATTGAAAATCGCATTGGAGAACTTGAACGTAGAATGGAACTTGCTAATTCCAGAATTGAAGACCTTGTCAGTAAGCATATAGCAGAAGAAGAAGTAAAAATAACACAAATGCAAGAACAATTAGAATGGTATCAAACAGAATTAAATTTAAATCCTTTATCTTGGGGAAAGAAAAAAAGGAAAAGAAAGTAGTCTTAACTGAAGATGACTTTAATCATAATTATTTTATTAACAGAGAGTTGCGGAGGGTCAAAGAGTAGTGGATTTTTTAGCAATATATTCAGAAGCAGGAATGATAGGTGTTGTAGGAGCAATGTTTATGTTCATGGTATACTCAATGAATAAACGTGGTAATGAACAAGCTGAATCATTGCAGAATTTGAAAATAGAAAATAAAGGACAAAGTGAAACACTTGAAAACATGGAAAGTATGGTTATTAAGCTTATTAACAGGTGGAATAAAAGTGACGACAAGCTTGACAGGAAGTTTGATTCACTTACGAAGGAAATTAATGATTTGGACAATCAAGTATCGGAAATAAAAGGAAGTTTGTCTAGAGTAAATGGAAAACATTAGGAGTAATTATGGCAACTAAAAAAGATTCTAAATTAAAAAAGGCTGGTGTAGCTGGGTATAACAAACCCAAGCGTACTCCAAGTCATCCTAAGAAGTCTCATGTAGTTGTAGCTAAAGTAGGAGAAACTACTAAGCTAATACGATTTGGACAGCAAGGTGTAAAAGGAGCTGGGAAAAATCCTAAGTCAGCTAAAGAGAAAGCAAGAAAAAAATCGTATTATGCTAGACATAATGCACAAGATGCTAAACCAAGTAAATTAAGTGCTAGGTATTGGTCTCATAAAGTAAAATGGTAATGGCTAAAAAAGTAAGTTGGATGTGGGGTGGCAAGCGTTATTCTGGTACGTTGATTAGGGAAACAAAAACACATAAGTTTGCTAGGACACACAACGGAAAAATAAAAAAGATTGTTAAAAAGTAATGGATAGTTTAAAAGTAACATCAGCAAGTATATTTAATTATGGTTTGTCTTTATCACATGCAAGTTTAATCTTACAATGTGTTGTAGCAATAATGACTATAATTTATTTAAGTTATAAAATAAACATAATAAGGAAAATAAAATGAGTAAAGCAATATTAGCAGGTATTATAGATAAAGCTAAAGACCATATTGTAAACGAATATGCAGATGGAATGGTAGACCATATACAATCTGATGAGTTTAAAGAAGTCTTAGCATCTAAAATTAATAAAAAAATAGACATACCTTTTGTATCTGAAGAAAAAGAGCAGATATTTTTTGAAAAGTGTGTTGATTTAGTTACTGATGTAATTGAAGGCATAGTAAAGAAGTAATGCCAAAGTTTGGAAAAAGATCTCGTGAAAGACTAAAAGGGGTAGACTCTAGATTAGTAGAAGTATTAACTGAAGTGTGTAAATACTTTGATATAACTGTAATAGAGGGTTTAAGAAGTCAGGAGAGACAAAATGAGTTGGTTGAGCAAGGCAAAAGCAAAACTAAATTTGGTAAGCATGTTGATGGGAAAGCTGTGGACATTGCTCCTTATCCAATTGATTGGAACGCTAGGGATGATTTTCATTACCTTGGTGGTTTTGTTTTGGGCATAGCATCAAGCAAGGGGATTAACATTCGTTGGGGAGGCGATTGGAGTGATTCAAGTTTGAGTCAAGGTAGGAGAACTACCAAAGACAATAATTTTGACGATTTAGTTCACTTCGAGATAAAAGAGTAACATGGGAGTTTACTGTGAAAATAAAAGACAGAGTGGTTATCTTTCCAGATACACACTTTCCAAACCACGATAAGAAAGCATTTGCATGTGCATTAAATGTATTAAAAGAAGTAAAGCCTTCAGCATTTTTATTATTAGGAGATACAATTGATGGTGAATCAGTTAGTCATTGGCAATGGTCTAAAAAGAAAAGACCACCTATTGAATATCAATTACCAGCAATAGATAAGGAGATAGCTCATGGAAATAAAGGATTGGACGAGATTGATGAAGTTTTACAATTGGTACAATGCAAGAAAAAAATCTTTGCACAAGGAAACCACGAAATCTGGTTTGACAACTTTGTTGAAGAAAACCCCTATTTAACACAGTACTTAAGTAGAACAGCATTTAAATTTGATGAGCGTGGATATGAATGGCACAAATATGGAGAAGTCTTTAAAGTACTTGGTAGCAAATTGTACGCTTACCATGGGGGGCATTACATGGGAGTGTCACACGCAAGGACTCATGCCCTGCAATTGGGATGCAACGTCATCTATGGACACACCCACGATTGTCAGAAAGCCACAATCCAACACATTAGCGGAAGCCACATGGCTCATTCAATGGGATGTTTAACTGATATGACTAAAAGTTATTTAAAAGGCAGACCAACTAATTGGAGTCATAATGTAGGTGTATGTGATATAATGTCTAATGGAAATTTTAATTTAGTAGTCTTAACAATTAATGATGGCTACACAACATATAACGGAAAAATAATAGGTGCCTAAAGATTTATTTGAAATAAAACAGTTTGAAACTGGCAATGTTTATAATGCAGATGATAGAGACATTCCAGATGATGCTGCAGTTTATAGTGAAAACATAGACCCTTATAGTCAAGCTGGTTCTTTAATGGGTATCCATGGAGATACAGTTGTTAAGGCAGGTGTTGACACTACAAGGATGTCTATAATAAATGACAATGGTACACATAGATTAGTATATGTAGATAAATCAGACTTTGATATAAAAAAAGTTGATGATGTACATGGTACTCCTAGTGTTCCTACAGTTGTTGAATCTGGTACATTTGGAACTAGCAGCAGTATCGCTGCAATGCAAGTTAATAATAAAGAAGTGCATATGGGAATTGGGAAGGATAAAAACCCTAAATGGGTAGGTATTATTTCTCATGGACAATTTGGAACTACTGCTCCAAGTGGTATTCAATCAACTACAGCAGAATTAACTTCTCCTAATCCATTTCCATTAATGCATGCAGTTATTGCTGATTCTACAAATACATATGTATATGGAATACAAGCTAATGGAAAATTTATTTACAAGTTTGATATAGCTACAGGAATTTTAGTTAGACGTTCAGAATATTTTTTTACTTCAACACAAGCTATAACACTTGCTAGTGATGGTAATCTATATGTAGCTGACCAAGTAGCTTCTAATTTTACAATGTTAAAAATAGATAAAGATAATATGGATGTAATTACTAGTAGGGTAATTACAGGAACTACAGGCGTTACAGATTTAATGATATGTGGTAATACAATGTGGCTAGCTAGAGGTAATTATAGTGGTAATACATTTTTGTATAACATTTCTGTTAGTAATCTTAGTACAGGTTCTACATCTGTAGCTGCTACAAACAGAAGTCCTTTTATGGGAGTAGACCAAGCTGCTAATGTATCTGCTGGCGATTGGGCAACTGATGATGACCAAAAAATAGCAGTAGCTATGAGTATACCTAAGTTACCCCTTATTAGAGTTACAGGTAGTAATAGCTATGTTGGTATAGCAACTTATGTAAAGCCTTCAGAAAGTACTGCATATGCAAGATTTTATTATGCTACTGGTAGTACTGACCATACTGGTGGTAATACTGTTAATGGACAATCAAGTCCTAGAGGAGCAATAAGATGGTGGGCGCATGTTATTAGAGACACTTATACAGCAGGTGAAAAATTAAGTACAATTACAAAAGGAGCATGTTATGCTTTCAGTCAAGTTTATAATAAAACATATGATAAAGTTTATCAAGTAAAACAAACTAGCAATTCAACTTATTTAAATTTTGTTGAAGAAGGTGCTTCTTCTAATGTGACTAGTCTATTCCGTCAAAATAAATTAGCGTATAATCATACTGATAGTAATTTAATTGACATTACTAGAAATAACGTAGGAACTGATATAGATGTAGAGGATGCAATACTAGATGAGATAAGTGGTTCTTATAATGTATTTTCTTCTGGTGGTCAAGTAAGATGGGCTGCTGGAAGTTCTGGATCTCTTGTAAAAAAAGCAGAAGGTGAAGTAGAATTAGTTATAACTAATAACACAAGTGTTGCTGGTAGTATAAATCCTGCACATGACCATTTTTATGCAACATCTTTTACGTATGATGGCTATCAGGAATCTCCATTATCATCTTGGTTACATTTAGATAATAGTAGTATCTCAGAAGATTCATTGAATGTAGACATAGGTTTATATATTTCTAATTTAAGTAAAAGAGTTACTCATGTTAATTTATATAGGTCTAGTGCAGCATCTGCTAGTGCTTTACAGCCATCAGGTTTTTTTAGATTGATTAAAAGTGTTTCTTTAAAATCAGGATGGTTAGAAGAAGATTCTAGTACAACTAATCCAAATTGGGGTACTCATTATAGTAAAACAATAATTGATGATGGTGTAGCACATGCATCTTACGAAGCAAGAACTGGAATGTCAGAAGCTTTAATAGATACGTTACCTAAATATACTTTAAGCTCTAAAGTAAATAACTTTTTATATATAACAGGATGTTCTCATATAGATATAGATGATGCAACTAATTATTTGTTTAAATCTAGACCTTTTAATTTTGACCAATTCAATATTATAAGAGATTATTTATTATTACCCAATACAGCTACAGCAATGGAAACATTTAATGGTAGACTATATGTTTATTCTGAAAATGAAATGTATATAATAAATCCAGATGGAATGTTTATAGAAGATACTATAAAAGGCATAGGCTGTAGAAATCAAAATTCTGTTATATCATCAGATGTTGGTTTATGTTGGATGGATAAAAATAGTGTTTATTATCACGATGGTAGCAAAATAAATGATATAGGTAGAAGAATAAAGAAAGCTCATCAATTAGATGATATTAGAAATAGTTATAGTGCATTAGATAACTTAACTGAATTTAATAGTGCTGATTATGGTGGTGATATTGTTTTAGGTTATGATGGATACAGAAAATCGTTTTGTTTTTTTTATCAATATAAATTTGATACAGCAACTACTACTACAAGTAGTTTTACACAAGTTGGATGTAGTTATGATGATTTAACTGAATCAGTAACTCATTCACCAAATAGTAACATAGTTGCAGGACTTGCAGTTTCTGGTCTAGACATACCTGCTAATACTGTTATTTCAGATATTGTACAAGGTAATCCTACTAGGTTTGAAATAAGTAATATGCCAACTGGTACGCAAACAAATACAACTCTTACGTTTACAAGTACTGTTACAACTACTGTTACAACTTACATACCACAATGTTTAGTATACACAGCACCTAAAAATAGATGGGATGTTTGGAATAGACCTTATACAAGTAACTTGTTAACACTAGGTGCTATAAATGGTAAGAGTAATGAATTAATAGTATCTGATAATGTTAATGGATTAATTAAACCTTTTAATCCTAAGAGTAATACAAGGTTAGATAATTTTATATGGTATAGTAAAAAATTTACAATGGGTGATAGTACATCAGATAAAAAGTTTTACAAAGCAGAAATACTATCTGAAGATAGCACACCTACTATAGTAGTCAATACAGCAGAAAATAGTGGAGCTTACTCAGCATTATCTGCGAAAAGAACTGCTAGGCATGCTCAAGTTAAGCTTTCAGTAACAGGTGATGCTACAGCTACAATAGATGGTATGAGGCTTGTCTTTAGAAGGTTAAAAAGAACTAAGGATATGTCGTGATAAGTAAAAAGCGTTCACAAAAAATTACAGAAAATAATATGCAAAGAGTTATAGATAAAATCTATGATGATTTAAATGAATTAATAAGTGCTGTAAATAGTAGAGATACTGTTTTACTTCCAGATGAATCTGCTGGAAGAGAAGGTAACATAAGAATTGTAAGGTCACCTGAAGGTGGTTCTTATAAAATACAAGGGCGTACTAGCGAAGGCTGGGCAAGTACATCTTTAAATTTAAACGAGGAGTAGAATATGCCACCAGATAATAATTTTAATATTTTTAATTCAGTTAGTAATCTTGCACCATCAATGCAAGATTATGGAACGCAATCACCGCTAGCGCCAGCTTATGACCCTAGTGCAAGTTTACCAGCTGCTAACTTGTCATCATTTTCAAATGTTCCAGCTCCACCAGCTGCTTTACCTCAAATGGGAGTTATGGGTAACTTTGACCCAAACTTTCGTACAAGTGGTATAGCAGGAGGTAGTTTGCTAGGAGGAATATCACAAGTTACTTCTGGAGGTGCTGCTGTTCCAACTGCCACGCCTCAAATGGGAACTTTAGGTAAGTTAGGACTAATGGCAGGTAAGTATGGAGGAATGTTAAGTAAAGGCATAGGTATGCTTGGAGGACTTGGGCCTGTAGGTGCTGGTTTATTTGGGTTAATGGGTTTAGCTTCTGCTAGAAGAAATAGACCTAAAGATATAAATCAAGATTTTTCATTTGATTTAGCAAGTTCTGATTACAATGTAAATCAAAACTTACAAAGCAATATGAATGATTTGTCTGGATTAGGTGGGCAGTTTAGAGAGCAAGCACAAAATATGCTTAATCCTAATTCAACATATAATCAAAGACAATTTGATACATTAAGAAGAGGTGTAGGAGACCAATCAGCACAAAGTATTAATGCAATGAACTCAGCCATGGCTTCTAGAGGTGCAATGGGTATGGGTAATTTATATGATGCTATATCAAGTAGACAAGCTGGTGACCAATTTGCACAAGGGCAAATGGGAATTTTAAATCAAGGTACTCAATTAGCTAGTCAAATGGGTAATACAGCTATAGGCGCATATGGTCAAGCTGGACAACTTGCTTCTGGTGTAGATTCTAGAAGATTACAAAACAATCAATTTAACGCTCAAAATGAAAATACATATAATCAACAACTAAAAATGGCTGAATATAATCAAAAAGTACAAAACCAAAATGCACGAGCTGCATATGGTCAAAGTCAATCTAACAATATGTTTAATTTAGCAGGTAGCTTTTTAGGATTAGGAAGGAGATAGTATGATTGTACCAAACATGCAAACAAGGTTTACTGGGTATAATTCTCAGGGAACAGGAAATCTTTTAAATGCAGTAATGCAAAAAAGGCAACAAGACATAACAGAAGATATGGCGGCAGCTTCTAGAAAGCTAGCTAGAGAAGGATACGAACTACAAAGAGATCTAGCTAAAGATAGAAATGATTTAGCCTCTCAAGGATTAGCACAACAAAAAGATATGAATGAGGCTCAAATAAAAGATTTGAACAATAGGATTCAACAAAGGCTTGCTGATAATACTTACAGAGATAGAGTGTTTGACTTATCAAATCAATTGAGACAAGATGAAGTTAAGTATAAAAAAGGTCTAGCAGTAGAAGGAATAAACAAAGCTATTTCAGAAGAAGCTGGAGCTAACAGACAAAGAAGTAGAACAGAGTATATTGAACATAGTAAAAGCAATCCTTTTAACTTTAAAAGCGATACTGAATTAGGTGACGAATTTGATAAGCTTACTCCAGAGCAAAAGTATAAACCTAATATGGAAAGACTAATAGGAACTAGTCCTAATGTTGCCCCTAGTAGTAATGCAGTTCAGTTTGTTCCACAAGATGAAAAGAATCAAACTAATTTTTTAAACATGTTGATGTTAAATCAACTAGGTAACATGAGAGGACAATACTAATGGAACCAATGAAAATAATAAGTCTTATAGACCAATACAATAAAGACCCAAGAAAATTTACCGATGCTGAAGCAGAAGTAGTTGCTCAATTATCTAAGCAAATGAATAGACATTTTAATAGGGAAAGTAAACCATTTAGTAAAGCAGCTTTTGAGTTTGGAGATATGGCTACGTTTGGGTTACTACCAGATAGTATGAAACCAGTATCTAGAGGTGAAAGAACTTTTGGAGAAACAGGTATGGATTCTATGGCAAATGCTATTGGTATGATAGGTGGATTAGGAGCAGGAGCATTAGGTGCAGGTAAGGCTATATCTTTTGGAGCAGGAGCATTAAAAGGTAGAGCTGGTGATGCATTAAGAGCTGTAAGAAATAAAGTAGGTGGTAGTAGTGTAGGCAGAGGAGTTAGTGGTATGGCTACTGGAGCAGGTAGAATTGCTACTGCTGCTGGAAGAGGTGTTGCTGGATTAGGAAAAGGAATGGCTGGAGCTGGAGCTAACTACGCAAGAATGGGTAGGTTTAAAGCTGCCTCTGGTTTATCTAGAAATTTAAACATTCCAATGGAAGTAGCAGAAAAGTATTTAAATTATAGTGCTGTAGGTGCTGGTAGTTTATTAGGTTTAAGTGCTTTACTTGATTCAGAAGCGTTACCAGTATTAGAAGAAGGTACTCCAAAGAATCCATTTTCTAGTTATTACAATTATCCAAAGCTTTATGGCAATGCACCAGCAGAGGAAAGATATTTTAGTGACCCAAATAGGTAATTAATGATTAATCCATACGAAGGCTACAAAGTAGAGAGCCTTATAAATACATACAGGGCAAACCCTGACATGTTTAATGACGACCAACTTGATGAACTTGAGTCATTAGCAGACCAACATGAAATAAACTTTAAAAGACTAGAAGGTAATTTTAGTTTAAGAAGAGGCTTACAGCAAGCTCAAGCTGGATTTATAGAAGGTCTTACTACATTTGATTTAATTCCTAAAGAACCTCGCAATACAGGTGAGGCAATCTTTAGGCAATTAGGACATTTAGCTGGCTTTGCTCCTGCTATTATGAAAGCACCATTATCTGTTTTTAGCAGATTTAGAGGTACTGGAATGTATCAAGCTTTAGAATCTGGTATAAAAACGCTAGATGACATTGCTATTCCAATGAAATTTTCTAGAGGTACTAAGACTGTATTTAATAAAGTATTAGAAAAAACTGGTGCTGAGTCTATAGAGTTCTTACGACATGGTTCTGCTACTAGACAAATAACTGAAGAAGCATTAGGTCTTGGTGTAGCAAGTGCAGTTAGTTCTGTATGGAAAGGTACAGATGTAATGGCTGATGCATTTGTTGGAGGTGCTATAGCAGGTGGTGCATTTGGTGGTATAGGTAATTTTGTATCTGTAGGTAAGATGTACAAAGGTACACCAGAGCAAATACAAACAGCTAATGCAAGATTAAGAGCTGGAGTTGCATCTATGTTTATGGGGCTTCCTGCTACAATGAGACGTGACCCTATAGAAATGCAAATCTATGAATATTTATTAGGTGGGTTTTTTGGTTACAACACTAGACCAGCTTACAAAGCTGCAGCTGGTGAATGGATGGTTGGTAAAAAAGGTGAGAAGCTTGGTAGGCTTATGCAAGACATATTAGACCCAGAGCATGCTACAGATTGGAATACTATTACTAAAAAGACTCAAGATTATATATTACATGAACATCCTATGCAGTCTTTTAAAAATTCAGAAGGTTTAAAAGGTTCAACTGGTGTTTCATTAGGTTACTTAGAACAGCATTTTCCAGAGGCAAAATGGAGACCTATAGCAGAACAGTATATTAAAAACTCAGGCAGAGAAGTTAATAATGATACTGTACATGCATATTACAGATTAAAAGCATCTGATGCTATGTCTGTATTATCAGGTAGATTTAGAGATGCTTCAAGTACCTCTGCACAAATATACTCTGACCAACAAAGTGATTTTATGGATCCCGTAACTAGGGAGATTGAGCATCTAAAAAATACAGATAAGGATGTATATAAAGAGGTTGATAAAAAACAATTTAAAACAGAACAAGATTTTATTGCGGCTAGAGAGCAAGCTACATCTGAAAGTTTAACAGCAGAAGGGGGTAGAAATGTAGAAGTATTTATAGAGAGCTTAAAAAAATTAATTGGTAGTGATTTAACTACTAAACACGAAGCTAGATATAGAAGGAAATGGCATACTGAAACAGAGCCTACACAAGAAGTATTTTATTTTAAAGATAAAGCATTTGGTGACATAGATGTAAAGAGTACAAAAAGTAAAACATTTGGTACAACTAGTTTAGGTGAAAGATACGTTACTCTTCCTATAAACTATTTAGGTTTTGGTGGTTTCTCGTTTATGACACATGGAGTTACTAAAGGTGGACAACCATATAAAATATTAGATTTTACACCACAAGGTGAAAATGTATTATTTAAAGTGGATAGTAAGAAACTTCGTAAGATAGAAAATAAATTAGAAGAACAAGGTAAATATATTTATAGTGGCATGAAGGATAAGACCTTTATGTTAATTGCTGATTATGTAGATAGTTTGGGTAATGTTCAAATAACAAAAGAATTAATATTTGATGCTATGTCTAAAGGTGACCCTGTTATTAGAAAAGCAATAGAAAAAACATATGAAGCAGGTCTTGAATCAGATATAAATATCTTTGGTACAAATAGATTGTATGAACGCAAGTGGGTCAGTAATGTGCTGCATCACGCTGCAATGAATGGTCTAGTCAGTAAAAACTCTCCTAACCTACAAGGATTAGGTATGTTATTAAATAAAGGTTATGGTAAGTCTGTTGCAGATTTAAACAAAAGATTAACACTCATAACAAACAGAATGACTCCATTAAATAAAGCTAGTTTTACAGAAAGTATACCTAATGGTAAAATGAGAGGTATGATAATTAAAGATGTAGAAACTACAGGTAATAGCGATACTGATGGTGGATTAATTATTGCACATAAGTTCTTTGATGCAATTGTAAAGTATATGGGTTATGATAAAAATGTAGGACATTTAAAACCAGTTGTTGCTGGCGATACTGGATTAGGAGCATTGTTTACAAAGTCAAATGGACAAAGAGCTACAGGTCGTTGGAATGATTTTATGAAAGAGAATGGCTTAGATTTTATTGTTTTTGATAGTGGTGCAAAGTTAAAAGGTAACTTAGAAGTAAATGCTGAGTTTACTTATAATCCTAAATCAAATACATTTTCTGTTAAGAATCCTAAAACATTTGAAGTACCTATAGAACATATGCAAGTTAGTACAGGTACATTTGAAGACCCATTTAAATCCATTAAAGGCGATGAGATTGCAAGACAGTTCTATCTTCATGCTTCTAGTAATCAATTTCCAGACTTTGCTGAACAATACTTTAAAGAAATATTAGAACCTAGTTTATTAGGTACAGAACGAGGTAAAGCATTTGCTGAAAAAGTAAATGAGGTTAGAGCTAAGAATGAAAAATTAAGTGACAAACAACTTAAAGAATTAGATAAGATAATAAATGATGCTGACCTTTCTTTAAATGAATTGCCATTAGAATTTATAAAAGATACATTACTAAAATTCCCTGATAGTAGGGTAGCAGGAAAAGTAATGGATAAGATAATGAAGTTAGAAGGAGAAGGTAAGTTAGATATAGATTTTGAATTTGATAGTAGTTCTGACTTTAGACAATTTCATACATCTAATAAAATATTAGCTCAAGCTATGGCTGGTACATATGCAGTAAGGAATACTGTTTTTAAAGAAAATTATCATAATGCTTTAAAGAAATTTTTAGTAAGAAGATTTGCTAATCCATATATCTATACAGGAGGTAAGTCTTGGTTAAAAGCATTTACACCAGACCAATTAGTTACATACAAAGGTAATAGTATTATTGTAGACCCAGAATATGTACAAAAGAAAATTAAGGGATTACAAGAGGGGGATTTGTATTTAGACAATATGTTTAAAAGAATGCCTATTGAAAGTAAATGGATACCAGAAAAAGATTTAGAAGCTATATACCAAAGGAAACTAAAGAATGCACAAAAAACTGATAGCAAAGCTACTATGGAAACTATCGACAAGCGAGTCAATTTGGGCGAAGCTTGGGAGCAATATATTGGGAATAAATCCAGAAAAAACATTAAAGAATGGGATAAGACATTTATGCTCCTCGCTATTCGTATCCCTGCTGATAGTGTTTCTGGTACAAGGCAGTTACGCTTTAGGGGTTTTACAGGGCAGAGAGGCTCTGGCTCGTTCACGCACCATAAGGATAATAAATACCTTGGAGGTGCAGACAAAGATTCAGACAGTATCAAACTCTATCAAGGAATCAGTAATGATTTAAGAAAGAAGTTTGTTGAAGTAAAAGATGAAAGAGCAGCATGGGAGAATAAAGATGGTTCTCCTAGTGATTATGCTAAAGGAATAGATAAGATATTTTCTAATGCAGACTTAGATGCTACTGAAGTACAAAGATTTAAAGGTTACGATAAAAAAGAAGGGGATAAAGGATATAACAAAGCAGAAGATGTAGAATATCAAATGTTTATGTATAATCCAGCTTACAGATTAAGAGCATCACAAATGGCTTATTCTGCAAAGCAAGGTATGGGTGGTAGTCTAAATGCAAAGATTGCTATGCAAAACTTTTCTGATTACATACTTAAAAATAATAATAGTGTTGATTTTACATTTGAAGATGGTGGACAAACTTTTGTTGCTAATATAAAAGTTAAAAAAGGTAAGGTTATGGGAGTTGACAGAATGCAATTCTTTAGAGACCTTGGTACAGCAGTTGTAAATAAATCAGCAGATGCTAGTACAGACCCTACAATAAAACCTTCTGTTGCACATACAAGAGTTTTATTTGACTCATTGTTTGATATGAAAGTATATAAAGCTAATCCTAAAACAGGTGAGCTTAGTTTAGTAAAACGTAATGGTTCAGATATTAAATTACCAAAAGATTATTTTGGATATAGTCAATTAAAAAGCAAGGCTATTAACACTCCATTTTCTACAATACTAGATGCACTAAGAGTAGTTAAACCAGCTTCTAGTGTAAGAAATATTTCTTGGAGTATCTTAAAAGATAAAGCTTGGTTTACTAATAATAGAGGTCTTGTTCTTTTAGAATTAACACCTAAAGAAATTGCTAAGTTAGATATAGAAATAGGTGAAAGAGTTTTAACTAAAGAAAATGATATAACATATTCTATAATTAGAAAACCAAATGAAAATGGTAAAGCTATACTTAATAAAAGTAGGTTTGGTACAGGGCAAGCATTAGATATATTTGATTTAGGTAGATTGATAACAAGAACAAATGTTAATATTAAAAAGCATGGATTAACAGGTATGGTTCCAGCCTTAGTAAAGCGTATGGAAAATGCTGGTTTAAATATAGAATCATTTAGTTTTCCTACTATTACTAGAGCATATCAGAACCTAATAGATAATTTACCTGTAAGACAGAACATGCATGAGAATTTAAGACTTATAAATAATAAAGAGTTTACTAAGTTTATAGAGACTCATTTAGGTATAATAGCTAAAGAATTTAATTTTGATATGAGTCCAAGAGGTAAACTAGATTCTAAAATATCTCAATATAGTTTTGCATTTGATAATATAGGTAGAGGGTTAGCACATTTTTCTACAATAGAATTACTACATAAAAACTTTATAGATTTACATGCAGCAATCGATGCTGCAGGAGTTAAAGGAAATGCAATACAAGACTTAATTCCTAGATTAATAGAACGTAAAAAAAAAATTAAA